CATTCAGTGAAGGTGTAGGTAATATCGTTAACTGTTACGCTATGCATACTTTTGTACTATTACTCTTTTCCATGCTGCTATATCGGTGGCTGAGGATGAATGCTGAACGGTAAAGATAAGGTAATTATCTACAGTCTTGTTGAATGGTATTAAGCTAATGGCACTGATAGTGTAGTCATTAGATGCACTTGTACCTGTAGCAAAGCAATTCATGTTATTAATATCCACATATATGTTCCTTTCAAATCGTTGGAACCTTACGGTAGTAGCCATTGAACCACCTGACCCAAGAAGTGTAGCACCTGTTAAGCTGTTGGTGGTATTGGTGTAAAATCTAAATGCTGTTGAACCTGCACCACTTACCAAAGTTCTGTCAATGAATGCCTTGATATATATGGTATTTGTTGTAAGTATAGTATTAGCAGGTATCAATACAGTTGCACTGACGGCATTAGTAAGTCCTGTAACACCTGTACCATATGCACTGCCAATAGTTTTTGGATCACTGCTACCTCCTGAAGCTGCATTGATTATCTGCTGACCCGTGATAGCTGTGTTGACAGGTTGCCCTGCTACTATCTGTGTACATTCGATAAGGTCAGTGCTCTGTAGGTCTCCAGTGTGAGGGGTCAACCCCTGCCTCCAATCACCCCACCAGTTAGGTATGCTCATACTTATATTGTCACAACGTAGCTAAATGTTTATTGTAGTGGCACGTCGCAGTCAGTCCAGTTGTCTACCTCTAAGGTAATGGTCATGACGTACCCTGCCGCATAGTCAAGTAGATCATTATTCAGAGCAGTGAATGAAGGGATACCTGATACATCCATGCTGAGGTCATTGCTGAAGGTGAAATAATTGTACAGGTCCATTAATATCTGATGCGTATCACTCAGGATGGTTATGATGTTAGCCCTATCCTTTTGAATGATGTCAAAGCAATAGATGTCAAGGGTGAAGATGTTAGTATTCTCAGTATTGCTAACTGATACCGGCACAATGAAAACGATAGGATACTTCTCATCCTTAGTAGCGAAGTTAGTCATCTGTTCCTTGAAGTCAGACCCCACCTTCTTGACCTGAAGGTGAGAGTTGTAGAAGGCTTCTATCTTATTGATGGTGGACTGTAGGCTTATCATAGTTCTGCATTCTTGTTAATTCTGTTTATCTTATTCTGTGTGGATGTCATGGCTGTCTCACTCACCACCGCTGTCACTGTGATCTCTGAGCTTTCAGTGGATGTGCCACCTGCTGAGAATACATTGCCAGTGTTACCTTGACCGAATAGCTGAGCAGCTTGAGGTACTACCTGTGCAGTGGATGCTGAAGCACCACCACCTCCTCCACCTGAAGCACCGCCTCCACCACCTGCTGAGGGTGTACCTCCTGAGGTTAGTATCTGCTTTGCCTTGGCTATGTTGGTAGCTATCTGAATAATACCACTCGCAAACTGAGCAACACCTGCCGTACCTGCTGTGGCTGCATTGAATGGATTAGCCTGTGATGCTGCAACCAGCGCACTGATTGCCTTAGCTGTATCAATCCCTATCTGTATCAACGCTGATGCCTTGTTGAATTTCTCAAGTTTCTTCTGGTCCTTGATCATCATGCCGGCTATGTTACTCACACCGCCAAATATATCATTGGTCAATCCAATGATGGCATCACGTTCTTTCGTCTTTTCTTGAATTGCTGCCAATGCCTGTTCATCCAGTATCTTTTTTCGGTCGGCTGTGTACTTATTCTCAAGCTCAAGCAATAGAGCAGCGTTACCTTCTGCAAGCTTACGCTCCTCTTCATACTTCACCCTCAATGCCTCAAGCTCCTGGTCTGATTTAGTCATCTGCTCCAAAGCAAATTTCTTAGCAAATTCATCTTTGGCTTTCTGCTTCTCTAATTCTTTAGCCGCATCCTCCTTAGCTCTCTGCTCATCGTACAATGCAAGTATCTCACTCCGCTTCTCCTCAGTGAGTGTGGTGTCAGCAATGGCAGCCTCTCGCAGTTTACGGTACTTATCATCTTGCATTGCTTTCTCTTTAGCATCACCCTCAGGCATCAATGCCAGGCGTAGCTGTAGGATAGTCTCATTAGCTTTCTTCGTGTTTTCCTCCTCCTTTTTTCTCCTGGCTTCAGACTGTTTATTGAGTTCAATGTTGAGCTCCTGCTCGTACAGTTTTTCAAACTTTAATTTTTCGTCCTTACTCTTAGTTTTATCTGTCTTTAAATCAGTTAACATCCGTGCATATTTCTCACGAGTGATTGCCTCCTCACGCTGTGCATCGTCTTTGATTTGAGAGAGCTCAAAGTCTCTTAGCTTTCTACGGTTTTCAAGCTCTTCCTTTGCTCTCTTAGCTGCATCCTCTGCACGTTTCTTGGCGTTATCTGCTGCTTTCTTGGCGTTCTCTTGTGAAGCTTTAGCATTGTTTATCTCATTTATTTTAAGTTGATTTTCCGCATCTAATATCCCTTCGGTTAATTCAACTTGTTGCTTTTTTTGTTCTTGAAGTTTTTTATAAGCTTCACTTTCTACACCGCGTATAAACATTACTCTCTCTGCTACTTGCTCCTGCGCCTGAATTTCCAATGCAAGTTCTTGTTTCTTTTGATTCATATAGCGAATAGACTCCTCAATTTTTAACCTTGTCAATTCTTTGGTGTCCTTTCCCTCTGCATCCATTAAGGCTATCTGCCTGTCGTATTGTTTTTGGCTTGCGTTAAATTGTGCTTCCCTTGCAGCGGCTAACTCTTCACGTGCTTGTTTTTGTTCTTCAACTCTTGCCATCTCCTCCTCATGTGCTTCATCCTCAGCAAAACTGGTAAGACCTAACCAGTCACCCAAATCTTTGAGTGCCTGAATGACCGCATTGATAGGTGCCATGATTGCCTTGAATACAGCATCCAAAATGCCAAACTTTTTTAACAACATTCCTATCCCTACCACAATGGCAGTGATCAATGCCACGATTAAAAAGATAGGGTTCATTAGAATGGTTGCACCTAACTTGATGAAGGCACCGCCCAAGGTGGTAACCATTCCGGTAAAAGATTTAAACCCTTGACTAATCTCAGCAGGGTTTATTTTTCCAAGGGCTGCACTGAATACCTTGGCCTTTTGATTAGCCTCTGCAAAGTCAAGGCTCATTAAACTATCCTTAATCCCTCCTAATCCGTTGGATACCTGTTCAAATTTAGAACCAGTCGCAAAAGTATTGGCTGCCTCATTCGCATCAGCTATCTGATCCTTCAGCTCACCTGCTCTCTGAGCTAACTCAGCCATCTCTTTTGGATCAGTAGCATTAGCTAACTCACCCTTCAATGCTCTTAATTCTGCTTTAATCTCAGCGAGTCCTGAGATTTTTAATGGTATCTCTACTGTGTTCATTATTGTGGGAAGTAATAAATCATTATTGTTGTACTATTCAGGTAGCCGTCGACTAAGCCTACCCCTATCTGTGTGGTGAATACCTCTATCACCTGGTTGGCAGGTAGGTATTGTGCAGTGATCAACCCATCAAAGATGTTACTGCTAATCATAACAGATAGCTCAGTAAGTGGAGTCAGTGGATCATACTGGTCAAGGTATCCCCAGTACTGCCCCTGTGCTATCCTCACCCATGTGATGGTACCTAAACTACCCTCCATGATGTATGCGGTAGGGTCAGCTATACCTGCCTGTGTTAGGTTGGCTGTGTATCTCAGTGGTGTGTTGTCAACAGGCACTCCGTTGTAGCTGTTACGCACCACAAGGTTGTCCACCACGATGCCGTTGGATGTAGGTAGAAAAGGTGCATTAGTTGTCTGCTCATAGCAGTTGCCTACTATCATGGTCTTAAAGCCTGGAGGCACTACGTTACCTTTGCCAATGATCTCACCCTGCATACCTCCCTCACCTGTTACGTTAGCATAGGCACTTTTCTGCTTAATCACTGTGTTGTTACCTACCTGTTGAATAGGGCCAACGTTCGGCAGTCCAATACCGGGCTCATTGAAACCAGGTACGAATGGCATGAAGTCAATCTCAGTATCAATGCTGATGAGCTCTACCTTAGTTAGGGCATTGGCATTGGCATTATAGTCAATGACCTTATTGATGTTCCACCAACTGTTATCGATGCGTATCTTATCATTGAGCTTCATCTTTTGGATGTCGCTCTCAGTTAGATTGAACATAGCAGTCAACATCTTACCGTTGTTTATCTGCCCCATGGTCCTCCTCCAGTATCGATTGTAGAGGTTGTTCTCTGTTAGGCTCTGAGGGTTGTAATAGTAGAAGGCACAGGTCGCAAAGTTAATGTCAAAGGTAGGTAGCAGTGGGTCATCAAAGTGGCCAACATAAGGATAGGTCACTAATCCTGCCTGACCTACCACACCATAATCATAGATGTTGTAAGCATTGCATGACTTCATAACACCGCTATCATACAGGATGCGTAGGTTAGTCTTGGGTGCAGCTCCGCTAATCATTGGCACGTATGCGTTGAATGGGGTGCGTATTACTGGTGTAGGACCGAATAGCACAGGCTTAGTCGTTACCTCCTTCACGTATTCATTGTCAAATACCACCTCAGCCTGCCCATAGATTTGGTTGGTCGCATTGGTGTACGTCTCATTAGGGCTATCCTTATCCGGTGCATAGGTGAGGATTAGCTTCTTGCTTGTGAGTTCAGGTAGGAATGACAGCTCCTGCTCTTCATTCTTGGCTAACTTGTAGGTCCAGTCTACCTCGGCACCTGAGTCGTAGTAGTCATCACGATGGATTAGGTTGATGAGGTTAGGCTGTACCTTGTCCACCTCGGCATATAGGTTGAACATATTGAACACACCCTTAACAAAGTCACTTTGCTTAATCTTTTTCGGGATGTAGTCATTGACCTCCAAGGTACCACCAATGGCTACGATGTTATTGTTAGGCACAATGGTCAAGTACACTGAGTCAATAACCATATCAACCCTCACACCGTTGGCAGGTGCACCGTTAACACTTCCCACCCTCCATGCTGTACCTGTTGCTGATTGCCCTGGAGGTATATAGAATGGATTGCCTACGTAGAAGTACAGCCTACCTGCTGTGAGCTGTGGTACGTTTGGTCCTGACAATGGCAATGTTACCTTTACAGTCTGACTCAATACCGTAGTGGTACCTGGTGCTATAGTCAGAGGACACTGCACTGCTCCTGCTACGGCAGGGCTCAATGGGTTGGGGTTAGTGTACAGAGGTTGGAAGCTTGTAGCTAAGCCTCCAGGATACTGCCCTTGGACCAATACCACAGGAGCATAGTGTGCAGGGTTAGGTGTTTGTAGTCCTGCATTGAGAGGCTTAGCACTGTACAACGTTGCACCCGTTGGGTTGATGATGTCAAGCCTATATCTAATCTGTACCGTGTAGGTGTACTCCTGTGCGTTGTTACTGCTGATGTTGAATGGAGTGGTGTATACACCTGTCAATGGGTTATAAATATTCTGAGGGTCCTCCGTCTCAGTCCATGCATTGATGGGGGCACCCGGTAGGAATGGTATGTTACTGTATCCAGGTACCGATGTGTTACCTGTCAAGGTGAAGGGTATGGTCTTCTCAGCCTTGACCATGTAGTCATTATAATCAAAGTTATCAATGTCTCCATTGTATGGGATGATCAGCTTATCAAATCTCGCAGCAGTTAGCCCTGACCAGTTATATTGAAATCCTGCATTGCTAAATATACGATCCATGTAGGTCTTCGCAAAGATGGCAGGCTTGAATTCATTGGTGCTGTAGAATGCATCACCACTACCAGGGAGGAAATACTTGAAGCCATTGGCCACCGTATTGGTAAACCTGTTGACCACATTGAATGCATCATACGTATGGTTGAGGTCACTGAAGTCTATATCCGTTAGCTCAAGGTTACCAATGGCCGTGAAGAAATCAGCCTTACTATCCTTGACCAGTACCTCATACTCAACGCTCTCCTCATAGCCTGAGGTATCCTGTACCTTCACTACGTTGGTCAACTGCATGGATACGTTTTCCATGATGGGGATACCATCCTGAATAACAGAGCAGGTAGTCAAGGTGTTGATGTTGAAGGTGCCTGCCTGGATGTTCACATCATAGTACTGATTGAGTAGCTTGTTATTATTCTTGCTACCAATGAGCTTGATGGTCTTAGAGAAGTTACCCTTCCGCTGTGATATATCTCTGATGTCCCCTACCTGGAAGTTCAAAGGGAAGGCAGTGCCCTCCTTCACATCAAGGTAGCCTGTAGGTAGTTGTATCCTAACCATTCACTATGTTGTTGTTAGCGAGCTTCACAGTGATGCTCTGCTTAATTAAATTCTTATTTCGTTTTTGATAAACCTCATAGCTTGAGGTCACTATATTACAGCTCACATACTCAGTGCTGATGGGTGCATCACAGGAGTTGCTGTAGTCAGCCATCTTGATGTACGTCTCAGGTGAGCTAATCAGCTCCACGAAGTACTCAGCCATCTGCTCAGTCATCCAGTTAGTGTTGAGGTCGATGGTGGTATCTGTTGTGATGTGGGTGTTGAGGAAGCCTCTATCCTGTGTGTTGTAGGTCCATCGAGGACCGGTAGCAATATAACCCTCCACATTCTGATTGTACTGTGTGCGTGTGATGTTGCCTTTCTCATAGGATCTACCAGTGAAGGCGAAGCTGCTCCATGATCCCATACGGTCAAGGAATAGGATACTGTACTCAATGTCTCTCACTCTCCTATCTATGCCGATGTAGTAAGGCCGTGACACCTGACCCCCTCTGAAGTAAAACACATAATAGTATTCAGTGGTAGGCTTAATCAGTGGCAGTGTCCCCACCACAGGAATGAGGGTACCATGGTTGTTAGGACCTACAGAGATACCACTCACATGGTCCACAGCGTTGACTGACTTACGGAATATCTCAGCCGAGTCATTAAAGAAATACATGAAGTCAGCACCTCCTGGGCTACCATTGGCTACAGCGTTGAGCCATACATCCTGAGACAGTGTAGCGTTGAAGTATGGTAGTCGTGTAGTGCCTTCAGGTTGGTTGGTCAGTAGCTTATCTGTTACGTTGTTCAACATGAAGTCCTGCCAATTATATGCAGGCATATCAACCCAACGGATGGCACCATTGAACACATACTGGTTGAGGTCAAGGTGTAGGTCTCTGGTCACTGTTCTCCTTCCATCTGCATAGGTGATTGCTCCATCCTTGTTAGGGTTCACAATGGTGGACCATAGTACATTGACCACAATGAATGCAGGGTTAGCTACCACCACAGTGAATAGCCCCTCCATGCTCGGGTTGGTTACACCGACACCTATCTGCGTAATGTTAATCTGATCACCCACAGCGAAGGTATTAGCCACGTTGATCTGTACCCTTCCAACGTAGGGAGCTACCAGGTACTGAGTGAGTGCAGCAGTGTAGGTGGTGGTAGTCAGATACTCCTCACCTACCTTCACATCATACTTGTAGTGACTGTTCGTTGCGTTGTAGACCGTTGTGTTGGTCAGATTCAAGTCATAGCTCACATAGGACTGCAACAGCTTCGATAGGTCAACCTCACCATAGCCAGTGCTGTACACAGGTAGCACCCGGTACTCAGCTATTTTGTTAGCGGTACCGCTCTCATAGATGTCATAGATATACTTGAAGCCCTGCAGATTCTTGTTGGTGGAGTCATGAATGAACTTCACCTCATTATATGCAGGGGTGAGGGTGTAGGGTTTAGCGATTAGAGATACTGCCATACTTATATTGTCTTAATGTTCTCATCTGTTTAGAAGCTCACGTAAGCACTGTCAGTGAAGTACTCATCTTTGATGTAGGTAACTGCATACCTCACGGCATCCATGGCATCATCGAATAGCTTGACAGGCTCATCCGTGATGTGGTCACCTATCTTCTTCCACTTGTAGTTGTCGTACTCCCTCTTTATCTCTTTGCTATCTTGACAATACACCCCGAAGGTCTTGACGTAGTCAATGCCTTTCTTGACCACCTTGTTAGCGTTGATGACATCATACCCACTATTGACCATCTCGGCAATGATCTCCGGACGTGCATAGTCAGCCAGGATAGTGACCTCCTTCTCAATGTTGAGCTGTCCCATCTTTTCAATCAGCATGGTGGTGGTCAGGTAGCTCTCATAGATGACAGGCTCAATGAAGATGTCCCTCTCATGCCAGTACACCCTCATGAGTGCGGTGGGGTGATTGTACCCAAAGTCAAGGCCGTATACGTAGGAGGTGAACCTTGCAGGCCTATGAGTCATGAAGGTCCAGTTGGAGTATATGTTACTCTTACTCACTGCCTTCTGCCCTAAGGCATAGATCTGATACAGTGCCTCATCCGTTCTCTTGAGGTCCTCAATTTGGTTCCGGATGGACTGAGGTAGGAATGGGTTATCCTTGTAGGTTGAACGTATCAGCACCGTATCATCAGGAGGTAGCTCATACAGCCACGAGCTGTTGTCTGATGGGTTGTAGTCAAATATCAGCTTGTGCTCTGTCCTCATGTTGAGCTGAGTGAAGTCATCGAAGTACAGCTCATTGGCTTCGTTACACCAGGCAATGTCACGCTTCCGTCCTCTGATCTTCTGTTCATCGTCCACACTGAAGAACTCCACCATTGACCCATTCGGGAAGGTGTATATCTGCTCAGACTTGTTGTGGGCTTCGAGTGAGTATATACCGAGGTCTTTGAGTATCTCCGTAAAGTCTCTTAATACTGTTGCTCGTAAAGCAGGGAAAGTCTTACGAATAATAGATACTACCTTGCCCTTGTTCTGCAGGCAGTACACTATCACCAACTGACACAGGCTGTAGGTCTTTGAACTCCTACTCCCTCCCTCGTTAACTATGAACCTCTCAGGACCCTGGAGGGCTTGATGGTTCTTTTGAAATATTATCGTGCTCTTCAGCTCCATTTACTATCTTTTGGTAGGCATTGTACAGCATGACCAACTGCCTCCCATCTATTGCTACAAGCCTCCTGTTGATGCGTACCTTCTCACCTGTTGTCTTCAGGATGTGGTCCTCTACCACCGATGCCATGTAGTCAATCTGATCACTCACTATCTGGTGTTATGATCGTGACCTTGATGTCATTGACCGCCTGACCATTGGTAGTGACATCCACATTATCATTGACTCCTGTCACCCGTGCTGTCAGGTTGGGTGCTTTGTATTTCCCAGTCATGGTACCGGTAACGTGCTCATCGGTCCAATCATTCTTTATGTACGTAACGACTCCCAGATACTCATTATATGCTTTATCCTGGTTATCTAAATACTGCTTTACTCCATGACCATATTTAGACCATACAAAAGCCTCAAATCCCCATCTTGTAGGAGGTTTTTGAGTAGGCAGATACATTACTTCACCTGTCTTAGTCGAAAGCACAGGTAACATATCTACAGGCAACTGAGCCTTATAGTCATCCCACATTCTCTGTAGATCCTCAGGGGTTTCTATGTACTTATGCTTTGCCACCTCTAATCTGTTTTAGTTTACGTTGTGCCCATTCAATACCTTCATCACCTCCCCAGGCTAACCACATGAGCCTACCGCATCCATCACCGAGCTCACGCTGTGAGTTTTGCCGGTGCCTTGCAAACCCTGCCATGCGTGCAATCGTTGACTCCGTTAGGGGCAGACCCTTGCTGAGTTGGTTTGCACGAGCTTTGCCCACGGCCGTTCCACAAGACCCCCATCCATTCTCTTCAGCCCACTTGAGTGCTATCTTAGCATTCTCTGAGGCTGCCTTGGGATAGTCATCATAGGACTGAGCAAATACATTTTTATAATTCCCAAGCGGTGTATCATACATACTACCACACACAGCATAGCGTTGTGCCTGGTCCGGATACTTCTCTTGGGTCTCGGGGTCAGCCATACACCGTGAGATGTACTGCTCAGCCGTCTCGTTAATCCTCGGTCTTGGCATCCTCAATAATGAATAGATGACCCAAACCAATTGCAGTGTAGAAAGCGTACTGTTTGGCCAATGCCTCAGTCACTTCAAGCTTTGTGGTGCTGTTAGGTCCTGTTATTTCAATGGTTTTACCAAGGTATTCAGGGTTAATTTTCGGAGTTATTTTCTTTTTGCTCATATTCTGATGTAATTAGAAACGTATAATACCCAATTATCCACCCTCCTGCAGTGTACGATGCTATATCATAGTTATGGAATAGCAGTGAAATGCCTGTAAAGATACCTAACAGGCTACAGCATGAGGCTATGAATTGGCTAATTGTCATACTTATATTGTATTTCACGGAGTTTTTGTTTAATATCCGAAATCATGTAGTGAGCTGAGGTAACAGGGATGTCAAAGTACTTAGCCATGGCTCTCGCTGTGTTGTATCCCTTATCAACGTAGGCACTCAGCACTATCTGACTAACCCTATCCTCACACCTGGACCGATATATCTCGATGTAGGCTTTATTCCGGTTGTATACCTTCTCCTGTTCAATCTTTGAGTCAAGATCAGTAGTATCATCTATCTCATTGACTACCTCATCAGAGCTATTAACTGACTCCTCTCTATTACTCTGAGAGCCTGACCACATGATTTGCTTCTTGATCGTGTTGAGCATATAGCTCTTCATGGTATCCTGGTCACTACATTCTATCTTAACACAGTGCAGATAACTGTTGGAGATCACAGTTGATGGGTCTAACTGACTGCCCATCCGTGAGAGTAGGTAATTCGTGTAAGCTTCAAGCTCCTCATACTGCTGCGTAACCAACCTGTCTAAGATACTCTTCATACCAAATAGTGAACTCTTTAAACCATACCTTCCTCCGTACAGAAGCACAGAAGCACTCCTGAGGTTGCTTACCCTCATATTTGATACGAACTTTCAACAGCTCATTAAGCGAATGCTTAGAGTATCTCAGTGACTCAGGCAGAGATAGCACTCTATCTACAACCTCGCAATCACTCTGTTCAATAGGTAAGCCAATAGAGCTGCCTGACATGATAAGATGAAATCAAATGAAACAATAAGGGTAAGCCAAAAAGAGACGCACTTCAAACAACTGAAGGCATCCCTTAGCCATGATGACATAGGGATGCGGTCAATAGTTGCTTGGAGAGGCTCAAATTCTGTTAGCCACCATGCTATGGGGATGAGGGTGAGTAGCGTATACATGAGACAAATATAACTTAATAAACTTATCCACAATCTCAAGGGCAACGTTCTCCCCTGCGACGAACCTCCTCACGGTATGGTATGGAGCCTTCATGTCAAGTGCCAAGTGAACAAGCCGATACCTGTCACTGAGCATATTATTAGCTGTTTTTACAGCCCATTGGCTGAAGGTTTCCCCCTCAGAAAGGTAGATCGTTAGACTCTTCATTTTTTTTCAACTTATTTTCAACAATAGGTGCAGCAGCAGAGCTGAGGCTCATTGTCCATGCCTCAATGGTATTAAAGTACTTGATAGTGCCATCCTGTGCCTCCCATCTACGGCCTCGAAGGTTATACTTCACCTCCACCACATCACCTGGCTTCACATGATTAGCCAGGTCACACTTGTCCTGGGTTAATTGGAAGGTAACGTACTGAGGATAGTCACCATCTGACTTGAGGGTTATATCTCTCTTTTTGAATTTGTCTGATACAGACGTTGTAGGTGTGATAAACACTACCTCTCCTTTGAAATCACTCATTTTTGATTAAATTAATTATTAATGTTAAGGTCCAAATCCATCCCCATATAATGCCAGGGGCCAGCAATATTATTAATGCAGGTATCATTTATCCAGGTTTATGTTGTGCTCTTGTAGTATCTCATAGAACTTGTCCCGTATGGTTTCCACAATCACATATTCCTCCTCTGTTTTGTACTCCTGGTACTTCCACATAGTACGGAGCTCTTGAGATAGATCCCACAGAACTGAGTACATGGCATTGGCATTGACTGCGTTATCCCACTCGTGCTGATCATCAGGCAGGTTAAATGTTAGTTTTGCTTTCATAGGTTTCTGTGTAATATTGTTCTGCTTCATTATGTGAGTTAGGATTGTCATAACATCTCGCCATTAAATGCGCTCTAATTATCTGCTCCTTCTCCATTGCTTTGGCTTGTTCAATTAACGGTTGTATTTCTAAATACAATTCTTCTGCTGCAGGGTCTTGAAATTGAATTGAATTTATTTGAAATTTTAACCACTCAACTGCTGTTTGTTTCATCTTATTTTCATTTATTCGTGCAGTAAATAGCACTATATTTTACATCCATTGGTTTTTCTTATTCACTTAAATTAAATAGTGCATCTTAAGGCACTATAAAGGTTTCGTTGTAGTATTGTTCAAATGATTCCCATTTAGCTCTACCTCCACTTTCCATATAATGAGCACCTTCTTTCCACCACTCTTCAGCTGTTTTATCATGCTGCTCCTTCTCCATCTGTTTGGCTTGTTCAATAACATATCTTAATCCTTCTTGTTGAATTAATGGTAATTGTTCAACCAACCACTCTACTGCTGTCTGTTTCATATTATTTTTATTTATTCGTGCAGTAAATCGCACTATATTTTACAATTCTTTGTTTTTCTTATTTACTTTAATCAAATAGTGCATCTTAAAGCACTTCATTTATTCTGCTAAGTCCTTTTTTAGTTTCTCAATATACAGAGTCGCATCCATCAGCTCCTCCTGCAGATGGTTAAGCCATCCGACTAGGTCAACATCTTTCCTATCCAGGTTGGTACCGTACTTAGCCTGCCCTCTCTTTGAACGCTCATAGTACTTAGCCATGACAGCAAGGAGGATAGTGTCCTCCTGCTGTATTGGTTGCTGTTCGTGTGTTATGTTCATTTGTTCTGTAATTGAGTTAATACTTGGTCATAAAACAGGCTCGCAGCCAGTAGTTGCTCCTGCATCCTTATCTCTATCTCTGTATCCCTCTCAAAGGTAATGGAGGTGATACGCTTAGCAGGGTCAATATGGTCCACTTCATGGATATCAATGGGGTCAAATTGACTAAGGAGCTCGGGATGGGTTGATACCATCACATAACACAGTTCAAAGGTAGGCTTATCGTACAGGTACATATATGCTCTACCCTGCCACTCATAGTCGTTAAGATCCTTCAGCTCAAATGTGGTAGCAGGGAAGGTCTCAAGTGACCATGAGCTCTTGATATCAATGATGCTATCATTCGTGATAATATCACAGCATCCTGTGAGATACTCATTTTCTGCCCTCTGCTCGTTTTTAACGTAGTTTTGGAACCTTACCCCATTCAGAAGGTCAATCGAGTCCTGTTCCTGCTCTAATCCCTTGAGAACGTATTTATTCATTAGCTGAGTGCGGTACCCATAAAAGTCCTGCTTAGCCTGCTCAATGATGTAGCTCTTAGCTGTTTGGCTTAATGCCTCCCCCTTTGTCCTGGAGGAGGTCATTAGCTTACCTAATTGTGATGCTCTGAACTTCATAGCTGTGCCTCCTGCTCTTTAGTTAGTGAATAGGTAGCTCTAAGGTCCTCAACGGTGTATCTACCCTCTTGGATAGCAGCCAGTGCTTTGCTGAACCTATCCTCTGTGATGGTAGGCTTAGCCTTGGGTGCTCTTGAAGCCTCATGGCCATCATCATCAATGGCTTGCAAACAACACAGGTTAACCAATGTATACCTGCGAAAGTACGTGCAGGCTCCTCCGAGCTTTTGGGCATCTGTAATTGGAGGCAATGTAAGGTAACTCTCTAACTTATCACCTGTTTCGATATCCACAATAATAGTATATACCTTATCATCAATGATAGGCTGTATCAACAGCAGGCCATGGTCCAATAGAATAGGCTCAACAGTATCAATGATGCTGTTGATGTCGGCATAGTTACGCTTCAAATGGGGGTTGGTGGCATTCTTAATTACCTTACCCATTGACTGCTTAGCCAGGTGTAGCTTTTGGTAGATGTTTAGGCTTGCTGCCTGAGGTACTGCCTCCTCTTTTTTTACTCTTGTTGTCATATTAAAAGGGTTTAATTTTTACAAAGATACAAAATTTTCATACCATTCAACAAATTCATCAAAATTTTTTGCGATAATATACACACCCCCTGCCCTCTCAATCATCTCCTGGTATCTCTTCTGTGCCTCTGATTGCCTATCCTTGCCTATTTTGACCTCTATCTTAACACTTCTGCCCTTGATGGTAGCAGATATATCAGCACTCCCTGCAGTAGAGGTGCCTTTAGTCCATTGAATGCCTGCCACTGAGCCATCAGTTCGGTACTTAGTACGTGCCACACCCATGGTATTGATACGTTCAGCTTGGTATCCGTGTAGGTTGATCCAGTCACAGATGGCTTTGGTTAGGCCGTTGGCCGTTGAGTCGGTGTATTTTCGTTTCATAATGTAATCTTGGGGGTAATGGGGACACTTCTCAAGTATCTTCTTAACCTTGAGCTCATGCAGCAGTGCCTTATATTCTTTTTTCATAGGTAGCATGTCTTTCATGTTCATATAAATCTCTATCTATGTAATGGGAGTATTCATAACCAAGTATAGTCTCTTCTAATTGAATAATATCTCCAGCGTCACATACAAACCATTCGCCTTTGACAAATCTATTTTGGTTTTGTTGCATAAATTGATATTCAAGTTTTTTAGCTGTAGCTCTGCTGTCACATATAAATACTTTATATAGTGTTATATCAACAGGGCTTTGACTTTGAATAGAATACCATCTATTGTTTACATTACTTGTAATGCCTATTTTCCATCTATCAGTACCTAGTGCATGCATAATGTACAAAATAGGTTTATCATTAAATTCCATTAGCATAAATTGCAAATGCCTTAAATAAGTAGTTGTTTTCATAGCTTTACTTTGGTATATGTTATCTCCTCACCTTTCCATGCCTTAATGATGTACTCACCAGGTGGCAGATGGAGCTCTGTTTCACCAAAGGTAGGTACTGTATCAGTATATCCAAGTATTTGGATGTATTCATACCCTCGGATGCTGTATGCATCGCATTTTTGGGTACTCTTACAGCTTAGCAGGCTGAGTAGGAGTAAGGTAAAAGTGGCGGCCTTCATGGTTACGATGTTTAGTTAATTTATACTTCATATGTGTTGCATAGCAGTCTATCCAACGGGCAAAGACTTGAGGCTTGAGGTCCTTGAAGCTGTTGGTCTCCTCTTGAAACTGTTGCATGAGTCCTTTGTACCGGTGCAAGTGGGAACCATCCGCAGTGAGTGGTGTATCCTCCACGAAATCATAGAACTCCTTGCAGGTGTTTTGTATGAATTTCTTAATGTCACTGTTTATTCCTGTAGTTTGATACAGCCCATGCTCAAGGTAGTACTTGATATTGTCAATCATGTAATTGTCGAAATAACTCCACTCCTCCTGTGTCCATTGGTCGAATAGCTTGCACCCATACTCATCAATGGGGCTGTGGTTAGCATTGAAGTATTGGTTGAACTCAACCTCATGCCTCCTGCGGTCATGACTTCCACCTGCTCCTGCAATCACATAGTTGGTCGTTATCACTATTTTAGGGCTTCGCTCATAAGGGATGTAGTACTCATCCTTGTTCTTGCGGTTGACAGGGATACCCTCAGTGATCAGTGAGAATAACTGCTCAAAGTTGAAGTGCTTTTTGACATCATCAAAGGCCAATACCTGTGTATCAGGATTCACCCTGGAGTAGGCAAAATCATTCTTACCTGGGTTGAAGAGCTTACCATCAATCTTGACAATCTTACGGATGTGACCAAGGGCAGTGAGCATGAGACTCTTACCACTCCCTCCATTTGGGTTATCATCTATCTCCTCATCATTGAAAATAACAGCCTTTTGGTCTGCCTTATCCTTGTAGGTATGCAACAGGTACCCTATGGTGGTCCTCATGGACTTGATACGATTAGGGTCCTGAGCTGCAATCTTGTTAACGAAATCCTGAAAGTTATTCTCATAGGTATCTTCCACCTTGAACTCCCTCGGTATTATTTGGTCCCTCCAGATATAGCCATCAATATCAATGTAACTCAGTAGCTTGACCTTGTTCTTGGTGATCACTGCCACCCCATTGGTGAAAGGTAGGTAACACTCGGTCTTGGAGTCCTGCAGGATACGCATATCAATGGAGTCAAGCATATTAAGGTGTCCAGGTGTGAATAACTGTGAGCTCTTAGCACAATGGTTGTACACATCCATCAGCTCTCGCTCCATTAGATAGGTCAGTACATGGTCTTTTATCTTTTCCACCGAGCTTTCCTGGACCTTGTTCTCTGTTATGTAGACAAAGATGGGGTTATTAGAACGTTCCGGATAGTACTTAGCGAAGCCTTGCTTATGAAGCCATGCAGCATACTTGTTAGGAATGATGTTAACGGTGTTTTTTTTTACCTCCCAAAATATATCCTCCTCCTTTTGAATAGCCTTAATATCATCCTTAGATACGCTGAGTTGCTTGCTAATGTCTTCAGGAGCTATTCCTTGCTTGAGTTTATTTTTAATCCCTTGGATGGCCTCCACATCCTCAAATACCTTGAGCCCAAATTGAGCCTGCTTATATGCATTTCGCACGGTATTAGTTATCTCGGTAGCTCCAAATCCTTCCTGCGTGAATTGTAGCAGTGTATTCTCCGCAGTGGTAAGGGGTATAGAATACTCACATAGACAACAAGCTACCTTGTAGATGTAATTAGCCCGGTTGCCCTCCTTAAAATCACCATGGTTGAACTTCAGTACCTTCTCAATGATACGGTTCTCATTGGTTACAATCACCTTGGGGGTGTATTCACTACGGTGGTACCCTGTATCCTCCACAATGCCAGTATAAATGGCGGCAAACTCATTCAGGTATGCCTCGGGGTCATAGCTTTCAAAGCACACCCTGCTGATATTCTTGTTGGAGGTATCAAAATACTCACTATTGATGTACTGTTCATAGTGGCTGAACCTCCTCCGGTGTTCTACCTTATCGCATTGAGGTATCCTAATCACTACCTTTAGGCCCTTACCACTTGGTGAGGTGAAAAGCATATAGGTATACTTGTCCTCAATCAGCCTTTTGCGTTCTGCTGCCATGGTATCAGCATCGGGGTACTTATCAAAGTCCAGGATGCACAGCCCTGAGTGCTCAACAAGTCCATCATCCTTCCGTTCACTGAATGTTCCATTGAACATGATTGCCATGAGTGTATTCTTGAGCTCATTGTTGCCCTTCCGTATGGCCTTTATCTTACTAATTAATTCAGGTGTGCCTACCTGTATCCTGTTATGTACCTCTATTGCCTTAATAGAGAAGGGAGTCTCTTTGCTATTGTAGAGACTTTTGAAAATTGATATATAAGGGTTATACATGATTGCAAATATATTAAATAATTCTAATTCGTGACAACTCCGTGACAACCGTGACAACTCCGTGACAACCGTGACAACTCCGTGACAACTCAAAGGGGGTAGTTGTCACGCCTATAAGCCACGTCAGTATTGGGTTTCTTGTGTTTCCGTGACAACGTGACAACTCAAAACCAACTTTTTGGGGGGTGAATATACTCGTATTAAATATATGGCTCATATGCAAATGGGTTGTCACGTCGTCACGCAGGGGCAAAAAGAAAGGGAGCCGAAGCCCCCTGACGTATTAACCCTTATATTATGACATGGCAAAGATGTCGCTTAATTGCTTACCTGTCAAGGGTTTCTCAAAGTTTGTTAATAACTTTGGAGGGAAGTTACCTGTGATAGTTACCTCTGTTTTTTCCGTGACAACCTCATTGTATTTTACCTCGTAGGTTGTCACAGGGTTGTCATTAGTTGTCACGCTCAGGAGCTGTGGCACCGGATGGATGGCTGCCATGTACCTGTGATCGTTGTGCTTCCACCAAAAGTCATGCTGTTGGATTCCATAAACTACCGTACTATGGTCAATTCCCAGGTAATAAGCTGCGAGCATTGTAGTCATGTGCCTCCTGCGAACCATGTACTGAGCCAAGAAATACCTCTTGTATACATACTCCTGCTTCCTGCACCTCCTGCGAAGGTTAAAATCATCAATGATCTTCACAATGTCATCATTCTGCACCTTTGAAAGGTGGTATAATTCGTCAATTAGTAGCATCTCCAAGTCTTTTAGGGTCATTAACTCCTTTAAATAGGTTGCTATTGCTTGCTATCATGCCGGTTGTTTTCATAAAATCAACCTCAATTTTAGCACTTTGTATGATAGCATTAGCTACATTACTAACTGCCTGAGCCTTCTCTACCTCAGCTTGTAGCTGTTCAGGTGTAAGCTCATCATTGTCTAATCTTTCAAGTGATGCAAAGAGGTGGTCCCTTAGATCATTCATTCCGTTTCTTGCCATTTTGTTTTATTTTTTTGTTTAATTTACTCTTTAATCTTATCACGGTCTGTAGCTCACCTGGAAAGCGGTGAATGCTGTTCCGTATTGCATTCTCAGTTTTATGTATGCATTCCAGGTTGCTAATATGCAGGTTCATAGTATTGCCATCTTTAAACCTAATCACGCAACCCTTGGGTATTGCTCCGTGAATTGACTCCCATAACAACCTATGAGTGAGCACCCAAAGACCATCTTTTATTTTGGTGTATGAATACTCTCTCCCTGTTTTATCAACTCTTATACTGGTAGCATGATCCTCTTTTGTGTTATGTGGTTTGTGTCCAGTCTTAAACATGGTAGGTGCAACTTTTGCATAGAGCTCACTGTTCATTTGCTTACCCTTATTGTGAGGGACATGACCAGGTTGCCATCTGTTTTTCATACCTGAATTTAACCTTAAAGCTCGATTCTGTAATGCCTTAATACGTGGGCTTTTCTTTATTCCCATTTGATAAACTCTGTTATACAGCTGTGAGGTAGTAAGCCCAAGGTAATCACATAGGGCTCTACTTGGCACCGTAGGATACAGCACTCTAATCAATTGCTCTTGTGTCATCTTCGTTCAATTTTAAAGTGTCCCATTCGACAATCTCCTGACATGAGGAGCTCTCGCTTTTTCCAATTGCATAGTCCTCTGCTTGTGAACACCCATTCTCGTATGAGTTGGGTGTGGATGTAGTATCGTAATCTGTACATTGTTTGTAAATTTCGTTTTTAGCTTGCATCACTTTGCAGTAATGCTTCCAGTTAAAATGTCCGCTTTTTGCAATGGATCCACCGCCGTGAAACCACCAGTATACTTGATCTCCTAATGTCATAATTCTCGTGTATAAAAATAATAATCTAAATCCTGCTCATATTTCAACATCCGATCCTGCTCCTCAGAGAAATGCAGATGCAAATCATACTCATAGCTGTTGCTAAGTAGCTCATCACGTACAGCATCACGCACCTCTTCAATCTCTCTATCTGTCAAGTCACACCGTGTGCCATCTAAATAGCCATTGATATCCAGGTCAATGTATACATCACAGATATCACCGTTACATATTTCAACGGATGTGATGACATGATCACCAACGGCCTCTTTGCCGTTCTCAAAAACATAAAAAATGCCTTCTTTTAAATTTCCTAACATAATACAAGTTTTAAAAGGTAATACAATACGAATGGGGAAGCAATCAGCAACACGCTGCTTAGTAAAAATTCTCTAATCATTGGGCTCAAGTTTTAAACGGGTTAATAAATCTGCCATCACAGCCCACTTTGTGGCTGCATATACGGTGCCTGGATCACTTGGACCGAAGGCATCAATCATTTCTTGCATTTCATCTCGGAGCTCCTGCTCCATTTCAAGGATAATTTCTGTCATAACTAAATGTTTAAATGTTAATACTTGACAAATTTACAAAAAGTTACGTTACTAACAAGTTATTAGTAAAATTTAGAATGATTCTAAATAAGGAAATTAACTTAAAGGTGGTGAAAAACGGTTAAATTATTAACTTAAGAGATGTTTTTCTTACGCTTGTAGATGTACTCCTGGTACTTAGTGAATACCTGATGATTTATTTTGTTGTGTTTTTTACACTCTTTGCACTTTAGCCAATGGTGTACGGTGCCTGCAGCAGTAACTACCTTTTTATTGTATGCGTAATTGATGCTACCACACTCAGGACATTCATATTTTTCCCCTCCATTTTGCACTGCATAGTTATGTTGAGGGGTTGCATAGCTGTTGAGCTTATTGAATACAGCCTCAAGTACCTTCACATCCATCTTGCAATAGGCTACCATCTTATCCATAGCCTCCTGATCTTTACGAAATACGATATCCTTCCACAAATCAAGCCCTCCCGTATCCATCTTAGCCCCTACCTTGAGCAGTTTGGCTATATAGTCAAGCTTGTTGCTATTAAAATTAAAGTATTTTTTAGCCCATTTAAGGGTGTCTATGGTCTTAACTGTTGGCATAACATCAATGCCGTGAAATAAGGCTCGTGTACGCACCCATTTGAGGTCAAACTTATCACCATTGTGGGCCACTATCTCATCGGCTTGAGCCATTACTTTAATGAACTCCTTGAGCATGGCCTTGTCGCATTGGCTCTTGGACCATGTTAAGCTATGTATTTCATCCTCACCTTCCCATTTATAGCAGATGCAAATAATAGCCCTCTCATGGATGATATCACCCGGGTTGATGGTTAGGTTATATCCTGTCCGCCAGAATATACCGACATTGAAGGAGGTCTCAATGTCATAAAATAAACGTTTCCTCATCTGTTGAGTTTACTGAGTAGTGCTGACCATGCCAATCGAAGCACAAAGGGTATGGCTAAGCCTAACCAAAACGGCCACCACCTGGTAATGTAGGTGACTTTCTGCTCTGCCTTGGCTTTCTGTACAATGGTATCGCCTTTGATTTTCTCTATCTTTATTCTCTCTCGCATCTCTACCCTGGTCTGCCATTTTGTTTTAGGTATCTCAACAGTTTTGAAATTTATTACCGTATCGCGATATGCGATATACTTCTCATATACAATGGTATCATTCTGAATAACAGGGAAGCTATCCACCTTCAGCACCTGGATAGTATCACTATCCTGCTCTACCTTGAGCCCATTAGCTACGGCTCTCTTATAATGCCATTGAGCTCTCTTAGGAGCTGAGCAGGATAGTATCAGTATCAATAAGGGTAGGATATATCTCATAATGCTTGTAACATTGCTATCATTCGGGGGCATGGGTAGATATCACTCTTATCTTTTCTTACACTGTTGTGGGTGTAGATCCCTGGAGTTCCTTTGAAAGCTTCCGTATCAATGGCAAATATCTCTTTTCTGTATGCCTTGGGTATGTTGTAGGTTTCGCACAGGTACACCAATAACTGACGGGTGCTTTCGATCTGTGCATCCGTATATTTATGCCATAGTACATGACCTTTAAATGGCTTATCCAGGATAGTGACCTCTGATGGGTCAATAATACCCTTCACATAATTCATGTACTTTCCATTGACCTGCTTTAATGGGCCCCAATTACACACCTCAATGCCAACACTTAGCTTGTTGAGGTTCTGATATCTCACCCCATGAGGTGCGAAGTCTTGATTATCTATTCCGAGGTGGTAGGCCCAGTGCTTCGAGCTGAAGCATTGCACTATTGTACCCTTGTTACCTATGACAAAAGCAGTAGCTATCCTCTCAGCATTGCTTTGCCACCATCGTGATACGGCTACAGCATCACCGTTGCCTGCTGTATGGTGCAGGTAGATCTGTGTTTTCTTAGACTCCTCAGGAAAATATTGATTGTCAGATAGGCGTGCCTGTAATATCTTGGTTGTGTCTAATTTCATCGGTGTCCTTTTTGATTTCCTTAGCTCGTGCGAATAGGTTCTTCATAGCCTGCCATAGGTCAAGGCCCTTTACTGCCTTATAATTTTCATTGATTGATACCACTTCAATGGATACCAGTATCAATGCAAGTATCTTTGTCAGCATTAAAGGTACAGAAAAAAATGTCAACACTATATCATTAAGGATAAAATAATCAATGAGATAGAATAATATAACGGTTACCTCATAGAGTAACATCTTAGATATCACAGCAGACAACCTGCGTGAACTGATTTTTTCCTTTTTCTTACGTGCTTTCCATATGCCTGTAACGGTATCCATACCAATTGCGAACCCTATCAAAAACATCAGCCCCCAAATGGGTGTAAAAAATGCAGTAACCATGCTCAGGTAAATGGGCCATTTAGATTGAAACGCTGTGAGTAGTATGGATAGCTGTATTCTCACAGTATCAATATGCTGTTATTGTACCCATTCTCACGGAAGTTACCACACATCCCTGTGCAAGTCAACTGCCAAGGTGTGATACACTGGCACGTTGCGAACATAGGGCGAAGGTCAGTATCTGTATTGAGTGCTGAGATGAAAATTGGAAATAGATTTTTATTAGCCAATAGCCATCTGATCAACCTCTGCTCAAAGAATGAAGCCTTCTGTGCATAGTGCTCCATGCCAAATGCTACCTCACCACGGGATACGCTTGCTGAGTAGTCACCGTTCTGTGTTTGGAGTCCTTTGTTCTTAAGCTGATAGCTCAAACCAAAGACAGCATCTTCTGCAGACCTCCATGCAATGACCGGCTGAATAAACTCAACCAGTGTTATTTCATCATTGGTCAAGGTCTGAGCATTGTATGCAGCCAATAGATGGTTGTAGAATGTAGTGCCAAGGATAGGCTGTATCCTTAGAGCTGACTGAGTAGCTATGTATGGGGTCACATCCGTTACATCCACATTGGCTGTGATGGGTGTGTTGGTCTTGAGGTAGTTTTCAGTTATGAAGTAAAGCATTATACTATAGGTGTTTGAGCTGCAGCTGCAGCATTAGCAGCATTCTGTGTAACATCTCCACCCTCTACCGGAGGCAATGAGGCAAGGGCACGTATCTCATTAATGGTCATAGTCTCAAGTACTTTGGTAGCAACCAATGGACTCAAGGTATTCAATGCATCGTTAGTCTTAGAAGTCTCTCCCTCAAGCTCCACAATAGTCTCATTGATTATTTGGAAGTTATTGATCGTGAAGTGAGCAGGCAACTTAGCTATTCCAAGGAGCTCATTGAAGATGGTCTCTACCTGTGCACGGATTTTCTTGACTACATTTTTCTCAAATATCACATAAGCCTGCTTAATATCCGAGCCACTACCCAAGGAGCCTGTGGTTCTAACACCCATAAGAATAGGGTCGATAGTGTGAGCAAAACAAATTTGCTCAGTATTGAGGGCAGATGCCTCGTGAAATAACTTATCATTTGCGTTGGTTGGTAGGGCTTCTATTTTTGGTAACTGATCTTGGCTATTGGCAAAGAATGCAACCGCTTTACCTGCGTTCTGTGCACCTTTTAACCTATCAATCGTATCTTTAATCATGTGCTTCTCCTCCTCCGACTGTGGTCTTTTTGGGAACATCATAGCAAAGGATGGAAAAATGCTGTTTTGAATGTTACTTTTTGCAAAGTATGAAAGCTCACCCGAGAGATATGCAAAATTCAAAGCCGATGTATACTGAGGTAGCGGATAGTAGTCCTGCCCAACAGAATGCACCTCATAGCAATAGAGCTGAACTTCATCTTTGCAGGTCATGTGGTAGGGTTTTATCTCTACAACATCCAACCTTTGGCTCCAGTCATTGCTTAAATAGTACTTTTTCTTGCACCGTGATACCCTTACTTTCTCAGGGCTTACATTGTACACCTTAACGAGCTTACCTTTCTCATTAAATACCAGCTTAAAATAGATCCTATTGTGCAAAATCAATTGCTGAGTAACCGCCTCAACGGTATGCTTGAGTTTTATCTTACGCTCCCAGGTGTAAAGGTCCACCTTCTCCTGTGCTGTTAGTTTCTCAGCATCTAAGGCATAGCCACCACCGATAACTGCATTGGTTTTGAAGTCAACAATAGCACCGTGCAGTGGTGAACTGAAGTACATTTGATTGAGCACCTCCGGATAAAGGTTGCCCTCTCCAAAGTCAACCCAGTTACCTGCTGTCCATCTACCATTGACGTAGGGCAAAGTTAAGTTACCTCTACCAACAGGTAGGAATGGGGTGCTAAAAGCCTGGTATCCTTCCACTACGGTAGGACCCTGCTCTTGTTTTCTTGTAAAAATATCGTACCAGGCCATATCTATGTGTATACTGATGAAGGTGCAGGTCCACTAACTACCATTCTACCCTCCTCAATGACTACACCTGTGGTCTGAGCAATGCTCAAAGGTGTGGTGAATGGTCCACTCTTCTCATATATCTGATAGGTGTATTGGCCTATAACAAGGCTGAGGTCAGTGGGCTCTACTAAATTGAATAAATTGTACCGCTCAGGATACGAGGATGTATCTGCAGCAGTGAATAAGATCTGCGTGCTATTGTTTGTATTAAATTCGTTTGTAAACACAAAGAGGTAACTCGGGTTGGAAACCGTTGTTACCTCTGTAAGTGTAAGGACTATTTTGTTACTTGAATTTTGAGCAATGTAGATCATCTAAGTATATTGTCAGACCTACCGTAGAATGTTCAAAATTAGAAGTTAACCCCGATAACTTGAAGAGCAGCAGGAGTCATGGTTACCTCGTATGCAAGGAATTCATTCTCCGCAACCAGTGTAACGGAATATTTACTACCATCAGCCCTGGCCTGGCCGGAACCTTCACCTGAAGCAGATAACTGCATATAAGGGAAGTACCAATACTTACCGTTAGCATCTTTTACGATGGCAGATAGGTACTGCTGTCCTGATCCCAAGATTTTGATAGCTCGTGATGTAGCCATCTCTCTTCTGTGGAACATTAAGTTAATAGTCTGAGTAACGAATGAACTACCGTTAACAAGGTCGGAAGCAAGCTCCTCGGTGTAGTTAGATGTATTTCTACGGATGTAGTAGTCAGTGAAAGTGATAGTAGGAGTCAAAGAGAAAGCCGTAACCTCCCAATCACCAGGGTTAGTGGTGTTAACTGTCACACTCACTACATCATCCTGTGGGATTAAGGCTATCCCATGCAAGCCGCCTGAGTTATTCTCACAGCTCTTGGCAACCGCTTCTAAAGCTTGGCAAACATTTGGCATGATTAAAGTGTATTAAAGAGCCCCCTTTTCAGAGGGCTCAAGATTATTATTAAGAATAGAAAACGATCTCAGTAGGGTTCACGAAGTGGAAGCCGATCTTCATATCCGCACGTGTACGGATGTAAGGCTCAGCAACAGTATCTCGTAGGTTAACCGCACGCAAATCAGAGCTATCTCCTTCAGCATCGAATGCATAGATAAGATTATCCTTCAAAGTGATAACGAAGGTGTTGTTAGACATCCCTTGACACTGAACGATTTTGATACCTAAGTAAGTCAAAGACAAATCCTGTGTGATGTATGCATTCGTGTTACCTGATGCAACTCCTAATCGGTAGATGTTAACCAATTGAGTAGGAAGGTAGATGCGTAGGTCTTCAGTTTTAGAAGATACAGATGCAGGTAATAAAGCGAATGCAGCAGAGATAGCAGCTTCAAGAGCTGTGAAGTTAGTGATAGCACCAGTACCACCGTTAATCACCCCACCAGGTCCTACAGCAGCAGTCAACTTTTTCTCATAACCATCACACAATGCAAGTGTAGGGTTCAATGAAGTTGTATCACCCTGCCAACGGATGCTTTCGATGTCTTGAGCTACAGTCTTAGCCATAGTCTCCCAGTAGAAGTTCATGAAAGATGCAACAGAGAAATCACTGTTAGATCCTTTAGTCATTTGCAAGGATACGAATGACTGCTCAAGGTCGAACTGACAGATCTGAGCCATAGCAGATACAGCACAAACATCGATTAATACTGCACTCAAGTCATCAGTTGAGCCTGGAGTTGGCCATGCACAGGTAGATGATTGTAAAACATTACCGAAAACAACAGTACCAAGTTTAGTCTGGTATTTAACACCAGGCAAAGTGCGGAAGTTGTTAGGTACATCCGACGTTAAGTAGGCAGCGGAGTAGAATGCCTCTGGGTTTGCAGCCAATAAAGCTGTTGGGTCGACTTGTAAGTCGAATTTTAATTTACGCATTTTATTTAGAATTAAATTGGTTAAACTTTCTTAGATTTTCAGCGAGCATAGTCTTAGCATCAATGGCAACAGTCTCCTCTTCCACCTCAGTCTCAGCTCCAAGAGCCTCCTCTAATTGACTTTTGAGCTCAGCTACTATAGCTAACACTGAATTGATTTGCTCAGCGATCATAGGCTGAACGATTGCAAGGATAGCCTCAGCATCCATGGCAGGATCAACGGCCATAGTCTCTTCCTCTTTTACTTCCTCCTCCTCAACTACTGTCTCAGCCATTGCTACTTCTTCCTCCGGCATTGTCTCTTCGACTTTTTCCTCTTCTTTAATTTCGACTACTTGGCCATCCTTGACCACGTAGATTTTGCCCTCAATGAGGTGCTCTCCATCAGGTAATTGCATATTATATTTAGATTTTAGTTTCATTCCCATGAAGCCCTCAATAGAGAAACCAACCTGGTCCTCTTCAACCAGTTTATTGTAGTATTCAATATCAGTTATCTGAGCTGTTAGCATCAACGTACCTGCAGGCACCTCAATGCCATAGGTAGTATATGCTTTGTCAAGCTCGGGCTTATCTACTAACCATGCCTCCAGAATGTAGGCAGGTACTTTTTTCTCTTCGTTGTGCTCAAGGTTGAACTTAGCAGAGTTAACTAACTGCTGCATGAACTTAGAATGCATGGCATCTATCTCCTCAACCGTGAATTTTACCATGTACTCCTCATCTGTCTCATCATCTCTGCGATAGATCTCCATAGGTATCATGGCAGGTGCAGTGATACGGTACTTCAATCCATCTTTGAAAGCCAATGCTTTAGTCTGTTGATTGAAGGCCATCCCTTTTACTTTAATGGCAGGCTTAGATGTGAAGGCAATAGCCTCAATTCCTAAATCCTCATCACCCTCTGCATACTCAGGGTCAATGGTAATGGTGTAAATTGGTAACTCGGTCACGCTTATATTGTTTTTTTTCTATATTTGTTCAAAATTTGCATATGATTAAAATACTTGACAGGGAAATCCCTAACCTAATTACTGAGCTCACAGTTGAGCAATTCGAAAAGCTAACTGATTTTAATAGTGATACAACACTTGACCCGATTGAAAGGCACCTGAAGATATTTGAATACCTTGGGATACCTGAAAATGAGTTCAATGATGTGGATGTTGAAAACTTTATTGATATTATTCGTCAATTTAATGAGCATCCCAACATGACCTACCCCACAGTTGATACCTTAG